ATCGTCCAGGACAATAAACATACCGGCACGCGCCGCCTCTAGGTAGCGCAGGCGTACCTGACGCAGCCAGAAATCGAGATCCACCTCTCGCATCGCCGCACCAATATCCTGCAGCAGCTCGCGGCCAGTGGTCTCGTGCGGTCCACCGTAATTGCGTACGGTGATCGGATGATCTTTGGCAATGTCGCCATAGACATTCCTGACCAGTGATTTGATCGGATCGGCGATGCCCATCCGCACATAGCCACGGTGCTCTACGAGCATCTCGGCGAGCGTAGATTTGCCGCTACCCTGTGGACCGATAATCGCAATGCTAGTCATTCTCTACCTCCACGCTATCGCCCATCGTGCGATGGTATGACGCCTCTGCCAGCCTGTTGCGCAGATCCTCTGGCATCTTAATCCCACGCAGCCGGTAGAGCAGACCCACATAGCGCTCCTCTGACATTGTGCGTGGGAGGTCGCCGAATTTCCATTCTCCGACTGCGAAATCCTGCGCCACCTGATTTGTGGGATGCACCTGGAATTGCACCGCCTGTGAGTCGTATCCGACGATAAACGATGGGATACCAGCCATCGTCGCCAGCCGCTTTACTGGCTCGTGATCGCGCTTGACCTTATCCAGGCCGAGCTGCTCCAGGCTCCCATAGGTCTTGTATTCGAATAGAGCCACTGGCTGATAATGGTAATACTCCAGGAATGTATCTGCCTTCAGCACATCCTGTGTACCAATCCCATCAATGTCAGTCGCCGCGCAATCCCATCCCCACGCGCGGTGACGCTGGCTGATCCAGGCGTCTCGCCAGCCTGTGGACTCCTGCCGGATTCCCTCTGCGCTCCAGGTCGGACTCATTTTGCACCTCCTAGAATTTCAGAAATGGATTGAGGCGCTTTAATAGATTTACTATTAAATCTCTCTGTCTCTCTATATCCCTGTTTCCCTGTCTCCCTGTCTCTAGCCGTGATCGTCACGGTCTCTGACCGTTGCGTGTGCGTTGCGCGCCAGCGTGCGCTGCGCTCGGCCGTCGTCGGATCTACCTGCCAGCGCGCCCACGCCTTAATACCAATTCGATCGCCGTCCATCGCCAGGAGACCAGAGCGCAGCAGCTCGGCAATATGCTTTGCCACCGTGCCTGAGACGCAGGCCTCTAGATGCTTACGGCTGCTAAATGATCCTGCTGGTCGCTGCTCTTTAGCAGCAGCCAGGATCGCAATAAATGCCCATCGCGCTGCATCGTTACTCAGCTCGGCAATTTTCTCATCGCGTGCAATGGCTGTGTAGACCTTAATAAATCGTGCTGCCATTTGTTACCTCCCTCAATCTCTAGAATGGAATGTCGTCATAGGACGATGCATCCTGTTTTGGCGCTGCTGGAGCGCCGATCGGATTTTCCTTGAGCCACTGGATGCTCGGTTTATTTTTGCAGAATCCTGCTGCGTCCTTTTCAGTACAGGTCCAGAATGGCTGGTATGCCTTACCGCTCGCCTTAGAGACGCCGCCTGGACGCTGCGTCCATCCTGTGCCGTGTTTTGGGCAGGCTCCGCCTGCGCCGCCTACGAGCGCGCCGATCATCTCGGCGGCCTGCTTACGGTCAGTGAAATCGGCTGCTAGAGCCTCTACGCGCGCCGCAATTGGCGTGACTGGATCTTGGATCTCTTGTGGCACTAATCGTGGCGCAGCGTGGCGCATTTGTGCCACAGGCGCGACGCCAGATCGATCAGGAGAGTACAAGCTGCGTCCGACGCCGCTCTGTGCGGCACAGCGCCGTAAGGCATCTGACGCCGCGCTCTTGAGCGGCTCATCATCCTGTGTGCTATTCGGATAGCCGAAATCCTCTCTGATGACGCTCTTACCATCAATGCGGAGCGCTAGAGATCCCTTCACGACAGAGCGTGCCGGATCTGCGACCGCTACCTCAAATGACCAGCCGTCGCAGCCGAGCACATCGTCTAGGCGTGCGGCGACCGCTCTGGCGTCAGCGTAGGTAAAGGTCAGGCCGCCGCGTCCTGGACGCTGCTTGAGATCCTCTGGAGCGAATGGAGCCTGTAGAGCCTGTGCGATTTCTGCTGCGTTACTCACCTTGTGCCTCCTGCTTAAACTTAAATACCCGCGCACCTGGAGTCTCCAGTGTGTACGCATTCACGGTATCTGCACTGATTCCCTGCTCTGCTGCGAGCGTCTGCCAATCCACTTTGCGACCAGCCTTATTCTGTCGCCAGGTCGCTGACCAGCCTGCGCCGATCACTCCCTGTCGATCACCGATCGCCTCTTTAATTTGCATCGCGAGATCCGCGATCTCGGTATCTAGCAGCTTTGCCTCATAGACCTTTTCTGAGTAGAGGCTGGCGATGCGCTCTAGGCCGCCGTCAGCCTGTGTCCACTCATCATTAGCCTGTGGCGTGACCTCTGCATAGATGGCGCTATCCTCTCCGACTAATGCCGGTGGCACATCGTCAATGATGTGGCGATTCCGCCATTCCTCACATTTGAGAAATAGCAGCGCCTGGTATTTGCGATCGCGCTCTACGCGCGTCACCTCAAATTTCAGACCTCCCAGCAGCGCAACAACATCACACCAGGGAGCGTCTGTCACGAGCATCTGCCACTGCACCTGTGCCTGGACCTCATCAGGAATGCCCATCAGCCAGCGTGGACTGGCGCTCGTTTTGATCTCCACAATCCCAGGCGAGCCTACGATCGTCCGATCGAGCGACGCCATCGCCCACGGTGAGCGCTTGAGTACTACTACACCGTGCGACTCACGCAGCTTCACGCCGTGTGTCTGCTCATACCAGGCCGCGACTGCTGGCTCCAGGATCGTGCCGCGCAGAGCCGCCTCTCCTACCGGCGGCTCTACGGCTCGGCCTGTTTTGTACGACCAGAGCGCGTATGGCGTTTTGTATGGCGATTTATTGGCAATGACTGCCGCATCCGTCGCCGTGATTCCGTGCTGGCGCAATGCCAGCCACTCAGGAGAGCGCTGCTTCGCTCGGATCAGCTTGTATGTTTTCACGCCTTACCTCCATCCCTACGATCCTTTTTCGCCCATCCAGATCCTTTGTAGATCACGGTAGGAGCGCTTAGGAGCCTCCACAATTTGCCGCCATCGGCATCGTGCCTCATTGCCGTACGGCCATCAGCAGGCGCGAGCATCTCTACGATCGCACCGCATTTGCCGCACCGATAGTCATAGACCGGCATAGGTCTCCACCCTGCGACTGTTACGCCGCGCCTCTGCGCGCTCGGCGAGCCGCACGCAGTAGCTGCATTCGCCACAGGTAGGCGGATTCGCTACCAGAGGTCGATCGCATCTGCCGCACATCAGCACGCGCGAGCACGGCCTGGATTTGCCAATGCCGCGAATGTCTCCAGGAGCGCACAGGTCTGCTACGCCGTGCGTCATCGGATCGCTCGCACAATGAGTCCGAGAATGATCACAACCAGCGCTGCTACCAGCGTCGTGAGGTAGCGCTCCTGCTGATACGCGCGGCGCTCTAGCCGCTGGTAGTCAGTCATTGGTAGCGCCTTAGTGATTTTCTTAGGTGTGCCTGATCGATCTAGTTTCACAGTGAGCCTCCTACTACTAGCACGATGTAAATGCACGCGATAAAGATCGCGTATCCGATACCGTCCAAGATTGCCTCTCTCACGCGAGCACCTTACCGATCTCAGCGGCTGGCACGCAATCGCAGGAGTCGCAATGCTCCGAATCAAAATTGCAAAGCTCTGCCGGAATCCACTCAGCGCGCGTCATTCCTGGATTGGTCTCAATGACGCCAGCGATGCAGTCCACGCAGAGCCTGTCACCCTGCTTTACCGCGTACTGGTACAGACCTGTGCTGCTTACTGCTGTGCTCATTAGCGCACCTCCCTATATCCAACGACTACCGCTGGCTCATATTGGACCTTATCGCTGAAGGCCTGCCATCCGTATTTTTCCTTGAGCACTACATCGAATCCGCGAGCAGTTAGGCGATTACGCACCTCTAGTGCATCTACGCCGCGCACAGCGACGCTGCCATCATCCAGCGTCAAGAGCTGGAATCCGCGCTGCGATGCTGCTGGTCGCACCTGCTTAGAATGACGATGCATACCCTTTGGCACTGCTACCTGCTGGCCGTCGCTCCAGATCCAGTCCACGCAGGAGCCGGTATCGCAAGCGACTAGCTCTTTACCGCTGTCGTAAGAGGCTGGCTGAAATCCGACAGCGCGTAGCGCGCTGCTAATTTTCTGCGTCGTCATTAGATCGCCTCCACTGTGATATAGGCTCGCGCCAGATCGATTGTCCGACGACCGCGCAGCGCGAGCGTAAGCTCATTGCGCGAGATAAAAGAATCGCCGTACCAGCGGCCAGCCTTTGACTCCGAGAATGCTCGGAAATCTGCCGCCGTCATACCAGCCTCATTAGCGGCGCGCAGCAGCGCGCGATCAGCGCGCAAGCGCATCGCCTTTGTGAGATAGGTACGCACGCCGCCATATCCGTAGCGGCTAGAGCCGAAATCTTTTTCGCTGCGTAGCTTCAGCATTTTTTACCTCCTGTCAGTCCAGCCTAGCGGCTGTGTCCTGCCTGACTGATACATCATACAACAGGTCTGCGCCGTTGCGCAACGGCTGTTGCGTGCCTATTTTGAGCGTGAATGGCTGTAACATTTGGTCTGCAGGGATGGCGTCCGACCTGAGTGGAGGTGACTCAGGCCGGACAAGAGACCGTCTCTCAGGACGGCTCGCCGCTCTCATCTATTAAGAGCAGCAGGCATATTCTACAAATGGCGTCGCCATCTACGACGATCGCATCTGTGGAGCCTGTAGGGATCTGCAGCTCAATCATCCAGACGCGCGAGATCACGCCACAGATCGAGCACTGGCCGCCGATCCTGCGACTGCCGCGCGCTATCTGATACGACAAGGTAGGACGCGCAGATCATCCCAGCCGCCATCTCCGACGGTGAGCGTCAGCATCCCTGCTGGAGCGGATGCGCCGCTGGTCTCAGTGAACCATTGCGATCCACCATCTAGGCTCGGAGCCTGGATGTGCGTGCGCGCTCCTGACTGGCGTACTACGAGATGATGGAAATGACCAGTGAGCAGTAGGTCAGCATCTCCGACCGGCTGCAGGCCGAGCGCCTGTTTTGCCCACCAGGTCTCTGCGCCACCCTTTACCTGATGACCGTGAGCTAGTCCGATAATCGTACCGTGCGCATCCAGCGTCATTGTCAAATCGTTTTTAGGGAAGGTGAATGCGATGTGGTCGTATGCCTCATTCGCGCGGATGATCTCTGCCACCTGCTCAAAGATCGCCACATCGTCATTATCGCCAAAGGTCGTAAATGCTTTTCCATTGCGGCGATTCTCGCCGTGATTACCAGGAATGGCTGCGACAATAATCTGTGGAGCGATTCGCGCCCACGATGTAAGCGCCTTAACGATCAGGCGTCGCGCCACCGTGGTCTGCTCTCGCCGATCTAGGTCAGTGCTAAATGCCTGCATATCGTAGTGACCATCGCAGGACTCCACCACATCGCCGAGACCTACGACGATCATTCGATCTAGCGGCCTGCCCATCTTTACCAGCTCACGCCAGCGCGCCTCTACCTCATTGATCCCTGCTAGGAATCGCGCGACGATACCAGCGCTGCCGCCACCCTCACCCTTACCGAGCTGTAGATCCGAGATTGCGACAATCATCGCCGAGCCTGTCGCGGTCGCCGTGACTGGACGCGCCTTGTGCTTTTTGATCTCTGCGATCAGCGCGTCTATGTCTGCATCGCCTGCAGCCTTTTTCTGGATGACCTTACCTTTCCACTGGCGATTAAGGCGGCCGAGCGGATCTCCCCACACATTAAATAGGACTGGCTCTACGACGGTAAAGCGCTCTGGATCTAATCCCCATACGCGCAGGATCGTCGTCCAGTCAGGTGCATTCTCTGCCGGTAGCGCGTCTGTCGTGATCGTGCCTTCGCGACCATCCCACGCTACGCCAGGCTCCCAGCCTTCAGCGTGCGTGCGCGCTGGTCGCTTTGTCTGCTCAATGTCATTTTGGATCTTGAGGAATTCCTCTAGCGGCTCACTCATTTTCCGCTCCTGTCGCACGAGCAGTCTCCGCGACGGTGACGCTGCACCGTCTGATATTTCACCAGGACGCCGTGCGCCTGCAGCCAGGTGCAGATCGCCTTACTGGTAATACGCACATCGAGATACGCCGCCTGCAATTTGGCGGCATCCTCTGGCGTCAGCTCAACGCTGCGCAGCGTGCATCGTGGACCAGGCTCGCTCTTGAGCGCGACAAATTCTGCTACTAGATCGTCTGTCATATGACCTCCCTATAGACGCGAGACTATCTCGCGTTAGATCCTGACTATTAACCTAGTACAGAGCCTGTGTCAATCCTTAGCGCTTCAGGCCGTACGCACCGTTGTCACGATCTAGCGCCTTGACGACAATACCGAGACCTGATGCGAGACCGGCGCTAATGATCGTACGGAAATCGCCACCCTGGATATCGAGCAGTGGGATACCTAATCCCAATGCCACACTGATGGACACCGTGAGGAATGTGCGCACGAAATCCAGCGCAATCTCATCCACCTGTGTATTAGCTGCAACATATTTAATCCCTGACCAAATGCGACTCATACCCTTTTCCTTTCCTGTAGCAGCGGCTGCTGCGTTGAGCACTGCCAGACCGTCAGCGGCAATTGCCGCCCAATCTGCCTGTGCGATCTTATCCATCTGCTGCCGTACAGCATCTGGCTGTGAGGCTACTTTGCGGCTCGTAGAGGCGACTGGCTGCGCAGGCTGCATCTTTACTGCTTCTGTCGCTTTAGGCGTCTCTGCGTGGCGCATTTGTGGCAATGCGGCGATTTGAGCAGGAGCCACGACAGGCGCTGGCACAGGAGCTGCGACAGGTGCTGGCGCTGGAGCCGTAGCCACCGCTTTAGGGTAGGTCACAATCAGCACGCATTTGTAATCAATACCAGCCTTACGAGCTTTAGATTTGCTGTTAGCGATCTGGCGCAATTGCGCCTCTGTAATCGGCACAGCGTATTTCTCAGCGGCGACCTTTTCGTCGCGCGTCGGACAGGCAAACTGCCAGCCGAATTCAGGCGACCAGCCGCTACTGCACATATGTCCGTAGCCATTTTTAATTTTCTCTGGCGCGTGCTTACTCCACCATTTATGCCAGCGATCGTGCCACGCCGAGATCTTTACCTCTGGCGGATATCCGACGGCCTGCTGTACCCAGATCATCAGCGCACTATTGCCGGCCTTACCAGCAGTCATCGCGTCATCCCACGATTTCGCGTAACGCGCTTTGCCGCCGAGATGCGCGATCACCTTTGCCGCTTCAGCTAGAGAGCCGCCATTGTCTGATTTGCCTTGCACATCCTTACGGCCGGTAACCTTTTTCATTGCCGCCACACCGTCAGCGGCGCTGTAATTCTTGACATAGCCAGATGCGAAGCTGACTGCTGCTGCGCAGCTACTCCAGGTGCAATCGTCTAGGATCTGTTTTGCGCCTTTTAGTTGCGACTCAGCGTCGCTATAAAGCTGCGATTTAATCTGGTAACGCATTACGCCTTATCCTTTTTTGGAGCGAAGCGCTTTTCATAATGCGCCGCTAGTCGATCACGGATCTCATTGACAATTAGCCAGCCGGTAATAATCGCGCCGAGCGTTGCGAGCAGCGCATTAACTGCGCGGAGCGCGTCGCCAAATGCGCCAAATACCACGACCGCTACCGCGACCGCCACTGCGTATACCGTAATGAGCGTCCAGTCCATCATCGTTACTCTCCATCTCTCCATCTCAGCGGTCCAGTGACCAGCCAGACAATGATAAGGCAGACAAAGAGCGTAGCCATCGTCTCCTGTGTAGGTCCTGACGGCAGGACGACTAGTGCAAAAAGGAGACCAATTATGGTCCAGGCTCCGCCTACTAGATCCACGATAATTTTTTTAATCATTTAGATTTACCTTTCGCTGCACTAGAGGTAGCGGCTGCGACTGCTGCGCCTGCCACCTGACTGATGATCACTGCGACCGCGACCGGTGCAGCCTCCTGCTTTTGTGCTGGCGTGAGATCTTTGCCGAGATTTGCGACGCGATCTACCGCCGCGCCGATCGTCTCTGTGACCGCCGTGACCGCTTCAGATACAGCCTCCGCGACGGCCTCTGCCGCCGCTCCGATTACCTCACCAGCATTATCAGGCACTGGCTCTGGCGTAGGCGTGGCTGACGGCTCTGGCGTCACGCTCTCTGATGGTGACGGCTCTGGCGTTGGACTCTCTGTCGGAGCCTCTGTCGGAGTCGCCGTAGGCGTCGGAGATGGTGAAGGCGTCAGGCTCGGTGACGGCTCTACTGATGGCGATGGCGTCGGAGTCTCAATAGGCGTAGGAGATGGCATCTCTGTAGGCGTAGGCTCTGGCGTAGGTGTTTCTGACGGTGACGGCTCAGGCGTAGGCGACGGCTCAGGCGTCGGAGTCTCAGTAGGCGATGGCTCTACGCTTGGCTCTACTGATGGTGACGGTGACGCAGGCACATAGGCCGGATCGCTGATGGCGAGATGGCCAGCGCCGCAACAGGAATCGGTCGCGTGCATTCCCCAGCCGTACACATCGCCAGCGCGCAGCTCGATCTGGATGGAGCCGCTCACATCTAGCGGATCTCCTGCCTGCACCAGCCTAGTCTGCACGCCGTTAAGGATAAAGAGCGGCCAGTCGTAGACAGGTCCATCCTGCGTGTAGTAATGCCAGAGCGCGCTGTAAATACCGTCTGCCTCTGCTACTGCAAGATAGGTCACGGTATTTGCGCCGCCACCCTCATTCGGTCCGACGATGGTAAATCCACCCTCTGACTCCTGGACTGATCCGCCGCCTGTCGTCGTGAATGTCCAGACCGGTAGCGCAAAGATTGGCGCGGTGAATGAGACGGTGAGCAGCAGCGCCACCAGCGGCAGGACTGCTCGGATCATTTAGACAGGAGCGATGCCAGCAGCGGTACGAGCACGCTAAACAGCAGAGCGGCAATTGCAATCAGGCCGCCTTTTAATTTGTCCACATCGGAGCGCACCTGATCCAATTTGGCAGAGTGTGAATCTAGGCGCTCAATCAATTGATCAATCTGGCGTGGCGTCATCGTAACTCCAGCGCGGCAGTCAGCGCCAGCAGCGCGTCAGTTCGATTTGCGCCAGTGGCGCGCTGCTTTGGCTCATCCCACGAATTTGGCAGTCCTGCGTCAGCAGTCCACACGCCGTCAATCTGGTCAATGAGAATCACCTGCCAGCCGTGAGCGGCAGCCGCAGCCATTGCTGCGTCCAGTGCCTGAAGTTCAGCGTCCATCACGCACCCACCCTTGCAACGCTGAGTACTGGGTATGTACCAGTGACTACCGTTGTGCTAAGTGCTCCGCCTGAGTTTTGCCGAGCGTTGATTTGGACAACATCACCGCTAAACAGATACACATTGGTCGAGATGTTTAGCGATGTTTCGTTTGCAGGAGATGCAGCGACCTGAGTTGCGGCGACTACACCTCCGTTTACTAGGATAGTCATACCGCGTCGCCCAGTTGAGTTTGCGGCAAAACCAATGTTGCCTTGGATGTTATAGACCCCAGACTGCTGCACCGTGATCTGATCGTTGGCATTGCTGAACCAGCTTTTAGGGTCATACGAGTCGCCGTTTGGCGTGGTGCTTGCAGTATCAAGCAGAATCTTTGTGTCGGTGTTGTTCGCAAGAGACTGCGTCGCTGAAGCAACAGTGGCACGCGATACCCAGAGCGAGTTTGGGCCGTCAATCTGCACGCGGCCTTGCGTTGTCGCGGCTGGCTGTAGGTAGATGATGCCGTATCCTGGACCGCTCTTTACTGTTGCGCCTGTCACCGTTCCAGAGCCAGCCGTGCCAGCAGAGGTATAGGTAAAGGTGGTGGAGTTAGTGACGGTAATCGGATAGATTGTGCCGTTCATTGTCGTACCGGCTGCGCCTGTAATACCAGCTACCACAACCTCATAGCCAGTTGCAAATCCGTGTGCGCGCGTCGTGACAATCGTAACGGTGCTGGCCGTTCGAGATGCGCTAGTCAGCGAAATTGCATCTCCCTGGCCAGCGGAATTGATCGCAATGCTTCCTGTATTTGCAGACAGAGTGATCCTAGGTTCTGAGCCAATGACTCCACCATTGCTAAGGAATAGCGTTCCCTGATAGAGATAGAGAGCAGCAGGACCATAATCATCTGGGAATGACTGATCCGTCACAAGGTATTGGATCTGTGATCGATCAATGCGGATTTCTGCAACATCAAGCGTTGCGCTTGCCACAGCTCCAGTTGCGTTTACTGAAAGTTTTAGTAGGAGATACGCCGCGTCTGCCGGAACAGATCCAGTGCCATTCGGATTTAACTGGTATTCAGCGCCAGTTGTGCCGCCGCTCACGGCCGCATTCATTGTCGTCCCAGTTTGATTTGTTAATGAGCTCGTGCCAGTCGTCGTTGATAGATCCGCTCTTACATATTGAGCAGAAAAAGAGATTCTATAGTTGGCTGATGCCGTGGCTGCCGCAATTGCGACGCGCGGCTGATTGCCGTAGGTTCTAGCCTCTGATGTTGTGATTGGCACATAGCGCGTGAAATAGACCTCATCCGCACTGACTGCACTTGTAAGCGTAAAGCGCAATACTGTCTGACCAGGCGCGAGCGTGCTATCTGCAATAGTTGCGACAATCCTGCCGCTGGAGTTATCAGTAAAACTAAAATACGGCAGAGGATTGCTTTCGCTAATAGCGCCAGTCGCGTCGTTCGGCACTACCTCAAAATCACCATTGGCTACACCGGCCTGAATCTCGCGAATGGCGGCACTTCCGAAGAGCTGTGATTTTTCGCCGTCGCTATCGGTGCTGACTAGCGTCGCACCATTGTCTGCGTTTACATCACCCTCATACGCGGCCAGTCCTGTGACATTTGTTCCGTACTTACCCATATCAATCCGCTCCAATCAATACGCCCAGTCCCTTAAGGTACTGACGACGGTAATCCGCTTCGATCTCAATCTCTAGTTGATAGGTTCCGCCACCCTCTGCAAATCGCATTGACACAGTTGCGATGTAGAGGATTGTAGATGACAGGTCAAGCGGTCCAGCCGTGACCTTGACATACTGACCTGGTAGCCACGCCTTCACGAGCGTGTAGGTCGCAGCAGCGGTGAGCGCATATCCCTGGCTATAGCCGTACGACCAATCTGGATTTGAGGTCTGACTCAGCTTTGCGCCACCAATAGTAAATGAGACACTGCGTACCGGCTTTCCGCGCGAGACGATCGTAGCGCGTGCCAGTGAGCCAATGGTCGCACCGCGATCAGATTTAGCCGTCACCTTTGGCGCGCTAAAAATCTCGTGTGGGAGTGGGCCATTACGCGCAGCCTGACCAGCGCCGTTGCGACTATATGTTCCGGTATAGGTACGGAAATATGGATCGTTAGTCGGAGCCGTTGGGAAGGTCTGATTAGAGTCGTAACGCGCCAGCACAGAGTCAGCCTGGACAAAGATGCCTTTTACAATGTCGGAATGATCAAGATTCACGGTAAGATTTTGCGACAGAATACGCGTCACGCTTGCAGCGCTACCAGTCTGCACGCTTGCAGGATCAATCACGATCTCTGCTGGAGCATTGGCAAAGCTCGGCGCGACCTCTTTTGGCGCGTAATTTAGGCGGCCATCATTGTCAATCCAATAGCGGTACTGTACCTCTGCAATGCCGCCAGCCGCCTCAGCAATCTGATCGAGCGCGCTCTGCAATGTAGCCGCCTTAAATGTCTGCTTACCAATAGTCTGCGCAGAGCCACCAAAGATCGCACGCGTAGAGCCGCTGATTACTGCAGTGTTGAGCAGTTGCCGCGTCGTAGCGTCATTCACCTGCGTATGCACCTTTGCAAGCAGTGCATTAATGTGATCTCGGTCAGTAGATGTTGCGCCACCCTGCGTGAATGAGTCTACGAATGAGGTCGCCTTAATACCAGTCGTGCCGCTTCTAATGATGGTCTTAGTGAGCCAGCCGTCTGCATCTGAAACGCTAACTGTTGCGCGCGTGCCGATACCATTTTCCAATAGTCCAGCGTCAATGCCTGTGATAAATCCAAGAAAAATTGGCGTCGTTGCGCTGTACCGGCTATCAAAAAACTGCACGCGCGCATTGTCGTAGACCGCGCCTGATCGCCACCACGGTGTTGTACCGCTTGGAGTCTTTGTCTCAATTACATCAAAGGTCATCTGACCGCCACCACCATCGCCAGAGAGCGTCATTGAGAGACTCCCTAAATCAACATATGGCGTAGTAGTAGCGGCTGGAGCTGGGAGGGTGAGCAGGTCGCCACCGGCTCCTGCGCCTGTGACGCCTGCAACGATCAGGCTAAACGGATTGGCCATTTAGCGGCCGCGTCCTAGATTGCCTGTGCGCCTTAGCGAATCGGTTACGACGGTATCAACCTTCCCAGTGCCGATATAAATGTTGCTGGTATATTTTGCCGTCATTGGATTTACTGTTGCGGCCGGTGTTCTCTGACCAGTCGTAACGAATTTCCAAAACTCTCCAAGATCAAATGGCGCACCGCCAGCGGTAGTAGCGGCCGTCGTACCAAAAACATCTACGACGCCATTTCCTCCAACCTTGTCTGTCATACCTGATGAGGTAATCGCATTGCTTAGTGCTCCGGCTGCAGCTACCACTGCTGCTACAGATAGCACGCCTGCCGCGACTGCACCTAGTCCAGCGACTCCACCAATAGAGGCCAGCCAGCCTGTACCTGCTGCGCCTGCGCCTGGCATACC